TAATGGCGATTGTGGTGATTCCCAGTCCACGGCTTCCTGTGCTAGCGACTCAACTTCTTTAAGTACAGCTCGGAATTTTACTTCTTCCTTGTTCATTTCCCTTTCCTCCTATGCATAGATTCCAAAGTCTCATTGAGACTCTTCTCGATTTGCCGCCATCTGCGGTCGTCGTCAGCGTCGAGCATTTCCTCCTCTCGGCGCGCTCTATCCTCTCGACTCTCCCGCTCTGGTGGCGGATCGGGATTATCCCATAAACCATAATCAGTCGACATTATCTTTCCTCCTTTTTCGCCAATCTTCCCAATTGAATTGCAGCAGCACGCCGCCTTCCGTCAGCCGGCTCATTACATCGCCGGACAGGAAGTTTTCCAAACAATCAGGGCATCCTCCTAGTAGGCAATGTTTGCGCACATGTTTGTTGCTGATGATGATAGTCGGCAGCCCTCTTGTATGCCGCTTGTCGATGATATATGAAAGCCAATTTAACTCAGCATCGCTACCCTTTGTGCGGCCTACCTCGTCAATGGCGAGCATCGGCAGGCGCGCAAGCTCGTCCACAATCTCAAGCTCTGTTTCATCGGAGCGTGCAGAATAACTTTGTCTGATTCGTGTGGTGATCTCGTACATCGAAAAGATTTTTCCTCCAAGAGCTTTGACCGCGGCAATCGCCAAGTGCGTCTTGCCAGTCCCATTGCTGCCAGTCATGACAATTTGCTGAATCTTGCCCTCAATGAGGCGTTGAACAGCCTGCACGGCCTTGGTTTGCTCCTGAATATCGGCCTGGTAGGTATCAAAAGTGGCGCCATAAAATTCTGGTTCGATATTCATTTCTTGCATCTTACGAACTTCAAGAGCGCGCCTTTCATTTTCCTCCGATTGCTCAAGCTCCCTATCATGCTCTTGCTCGCACAACGGACAGCCCGAATAAAAAATCAAGCTGCCAAGCGTGAATTGTTTTGCATCATAATCGATATTGTGCTTATCGCAATGCATTGACTTCCTCCATATCCAAAATTTCAGTCATCCGGCCTTGGCGTAATTTTGGCGGCGCAGTACTGTCCTGATTGCGCTCCCAGGTGCGCACTGCCGCCTGCCAATTCTTCATCGGATTTTTTCCGATTTTCCATCCATTTGCCTCGTAATAGTCCAGGAATCTCTGAGGATCGATATTGTTCTTGCGTTCTTTGCAATATGCTTTTACTTCTTCCAGTGTTGGTTTTATAAATCGCTTTTTTGGTTGTTGTTGTGGCGGCGTAAGCCGCTCTTCTTTTTCTTCCAGTGGAGGCTGCTCTATGGTGTTTTGCTCATTTATGTCCACATCTCTCTTATTCTTATTCTCTCCTTTACTCTCCTCTCCTCTCCTTTGCGGATAAATGTTAACAGAAACCCCGTTCAGCATACGTTTCTGCATACATAAATCCCTTACTTCGGGATTACTGATGACATTTATTGTCCTTCGGTTATAAAGTGCTGACAAGTTTGCAATAAAATTCCTCGACCGGATGATTCTGTCTTGCCATAAATCTCTATCTATGGCATCGAGCCTTGCCAGTGTTTCGAGGATATTGTTTGCAATTTCCCCGCTGAGATGGGTTTTTGCTAACAGAAACTCCCACTCGGCAGGGTTTTCGCAGTCAATAAAATGCTGTTCAGACATACCGAGGATTTCAAGCAATTTGAACCAAAAAGCATACCCGTCATTCCCAAACTTCGATTCCAGCGTGAAAATCGTTTTCCCGCTTGTTACGAAGTGTGGGAAATAATCAACTGTAGCTTTTCTTGGACGAGGCATGGTTATTTCTCCGCTTTTTGCGCTGCTTCGACAATCTTTTTAATTACAATATCTTCTGGTGGAGGGTTATTCCCTGCCCATTTCTCTTTCAGGCCCTTCTTCTGGTAAATGCGTTTTAGCGCATCCAACTCAACCTTTTCAATCTCGATTATGATTTTCATTCGTAAACCCCCTTTAATAGAGCCCAATGCGTTTATTCCAAAGCATTTCAGCTACCCTGCCAAAAACAGAATCATTCCATTGCTTTATGGCCCTTTCAGGGCTGTCGCAGCGTTTTACATAAGTAAGTCTAGTAAGTAGCCGTTGATAATCATCGCTATATGAGATATGCCGCATTATTTGCCCTGCATCTTTTCCTGCAATCTCAGCCGCGACTTTCATTCTTAAGCTCCTTATTCTTTTCGCGGAAGAGCTTTATTTGTTCGATCAGCCACTCCCGCGCTAAATGTTTCTCGCCGTTCATTTTTGCAATGGATTCCAAGTCTTTTACTTGGTCCTCGCCAATTTCCTCGACAAGATACATACGGAATTTAAATGGATCGCCCGCTCGCCATTTATTGCATCCAGGGCACTGGGGCCTTATATTCCGAAGGTCAAACCTGGTAGCGAAATATCGTCTAGATATAAAATGGCCTGCCTGGATTTCATTGGTAGGAAAATAATTTTTACAGGTATAACATTGCGATATTCCGGGGGATACCTCATACTTATGTTTGATATATCCCCCGACTTCAGCATCGAGCTTTCGGATGAGCTGGTTATAGTTTAAATCCTCAAGGCCACTTCTCTTGAACTTTACCTTTTTACCATACTTGCTTGCCCGATACATTTCTGCCCCCTATTATCAATGGTTATACAAAACGGCTGCAAAGATATACAATAGATACAACATACCACTGATAATAAAGAACCCAAATAAGTCTCGAATTATTCCGCTCTGTCTGAAATTTTTTTTCAGCCTTTCAATCTGCCATTGTGTGCGTGTCATATCTGCTCCTTAAAAAATAGGAAGCTCGTCCTCGGGCAATTCCGACATTTTCACTTCTGCTTCCTGGTAGGATTTTGGCTCAATGGCTGCATCTGGAGTAGGTTCTTGCTTCTTTACCCTTGCCTTGATCTTTTCTACCATTGCCGCAGCGACTTGGGCAGGGTCCTCTTTTACCGGCTGTTCCTTTTGCTCAGGCTCGAAGTAATCATCGACTGAGCTCATGCCATCCTTAATGCTATTGTAAATCTTTATGAGTGAGAGAAGCTCTGGGCCATTCAAAGATTCAATTCTATGCCGCAAGCGTTTTTCAATCTGCAATTTTGAAATACCCAATTCTTTGAATTTCTCGAGCATCCCTGGAATCCGCTCCTGCACATTCCCTACTTTTGCAGCCAAAGTTTTGCTGCATTCTTCCAGCGCGCCATCGACTACGTCCCCCGGAATTACGCGGAGGATGCATGAGCGGAGTCTGCGAGCAGCCTGGTTCGCTGTTACTTCGTAGACATCCCGTTCATCACGAAGAGGCTTAAAGCCTTCTTTGGTGTCCCGAAGGTGTCTGACCCGGAATTCCTGGCGGGCCATGACGTTTGTTTCCAAGTCCCACGCGTAGGCAAGCATCTGCGATTCCTGCCCCCTCCTTTCAACCTCGGTTACACCGAAGGAAAGATTCCCCCAGTTCCTGGCGATAGTCTCGGCAAGGCGGATCGACGGGCCAGTTACCATAGTTCCACCCCGTGGAAACTGATATTGTGCTTGTTCTGCAAGCGTTTCGCGCCTGCATTCATTCAAGATTCTGTCCATAGCAACGACAGGGTCGCGAGGGAATTTCTTCGCCATCACGACCTGCCCTTGGACTTCGGCGATTGCCCTTGATGATTCGATTTCCACCAAGGCTTTCTTTTCTTCTTTTTCCTCTTCAAACGGATTTGACATACAAAACCTCCTTATAAATTGTACGCACCTTTCAAGATGCGCAATATTCTTGTTTCTGAAATGCGCTCAAACTGAGCGGCAATTTCAGGGAATTTCTCTTTCAATGCTTTTGTGTCTATGGATGATTTCGTTTGCGCTTTCCATGAAATGACCGGTGCACCGTTAAGAATAAGAATATCGCCAAGGTCTTTTATGGAATTTGTCAGCGCAAGCTGAAGTTCTTCTTCTTTTTTCTCTAATTCTTTTATTTGAGCTTGAACCACAATGAGCTCTTTAAGATTTTTTAAATCCTGTTCTGTGCCGTAGACTTCTGCCGGCGTATATTTTGCCCATATGCTACGGGCTTCTTCTAGAGATACAGGATCAGGGGGGATACACTTTTTTACCTTATCCCAAAAGTCTAGCTCGAGTTCGAGTAGATCTTTTTGGAATTTTCTATCGGCCGGAATTTCAAAATCAGCGTAGCGCTGCCCACCGATAAGGACAGCAATCGCTGCATCATCGATTCCGGTCGTCATTAACTGATGTTGGACCTGCACCCAATAATGGGTTGGGGGCTTCTCAGCCCAATCATCAGAATTAAATAGCCCTGTGGTTTTGCACTCTAAGATTCCACCGCCCACGATACGGCGGTCTATTTGAGCAACGATGAATGGGTACTGCGGATGCACCGCACGTTTATTCATACGGCGTACCTTCAAATTGTGGCGAGTTGCCCATTCCTTCGCCACAATATCCTCTAGGACCAAGCCGAAATGCACATGGTCCTTGCCGGAAATATCTTCCGGCTCTTCCTGCCCTGTTTTTTCCAGCCAAAGCTGATATGGACTCTTCCAGGGGCTAACCCCCAGGATAACGGGGGCATCGCTGCCACCGATGAAAGCCTTCCGGTCCATAATTATTCCCTTTCTTTATTTTCTTCGGCCATCACCTGCTCAAGGATAGCCTGTGCCTCGCGCAGCCAAGGACGATGATTCTTTCTCGCCCTTTCTGATATGGATTTTTCAAGCCATGGCTGAATAAATATCATCTTTGCCTTCTCTCTTTCTTTTCCCATATTGCACCTCTCGTCATTAAGTATACTACTTAAAAAGCTATTGTCAATAGATTTTATTCAAATATTGTATTTATTTTATGATGCTTTTTACTACAAATACCAAATAAAGCATTAGAAGATTCACGTATAAATTCGTTTATAGTATATTAAAGGAAGAGAACATGTTGGTAATGAGCATTGCCTTCTACATCGCACTTATAGGCGCTCTTGTCGCGTCTTGGCTGACTTACTTTTCTTTTATCTACTGCATACCATTTTTTATTCTATATATTATTGGAGGATTTCTCTATTTGCAGCGCAAGATTCTCTTATATAAAGACCCACCCTTTAATGCTATCTTAACTGCCATCGTATGGCCTTGGATAATCTTTTGGTATGGCAGAAATTATTTAACAAGAAGATAAATAGTTGTCCCTACAGCAATGCAAGTAGTAATGCGCCAAAACCATATTTCAACTTGTTTACTTTTTATCCGTGTTTCCTGTTGGCTTATAATTCGGGTCGTAATATTGTCTAAGTTTTTCGAAGATTGATTGAGCAAGTCGGACGCTTGCAATAGCCCGCTCATATTCGCTTCGAGCTTGGTTGATAGCTCCCATCCCTTGTTGGATAGTTGCCATGAGATCTCGATCAAGCTCTGCGCGCTGTCCAGCAAAGGCCCGAGCTTCAGCAAGCTGTCGATTGAGTTCTGTAAGCTGTCGCTCCCGATCTGCCACAAGAGACTTGTATTCTGCCCGTTCTCTGGCTGTTGTGGAGGCGACGATTCCGAATCCTGCGCCGCCGCCAATGAGAATGCCAAGCACAAAAGCAAGGACAATATACCGAACTTTTTCATCCATGTTCCCTCCTATTTCTCTTCTTTATCCAGCGCCGGCTGGTAGTATTTTGAGCGCTGCCAATCCTCAGCAACTTGAATCCCACCATAACCTACCGCTCCGAACGCAATAGCCCCAACAATCGTTGATCCAATGCCACTTGCCAAAAGATTTGGCGCGACAAGAAGCGTAAGTATATACAGCCCAATAAGCACAACGGTCATCGAAACCCATGCTTTCCACTTTCGGCTTTTCATAGATATTCCCTCGGATCAATGCGTTTTGAATAGTCATCGAGTTTATCTGCCTGGTGATGAATCTCCCAATGGACATGAGGCCCTGTTGTAAATCCTGCATTCCCAACCGGCGCAAGACGTTCACCCTTTTTCACATATACTTCGTCGGTCATAAGGATATGGCTAGGCCAGCGCGTCTTAGCGCGTTCTTCGAGATAATACACTGAATGGAAAGGACCCCCGAATGACGGGTCATGATCCAGGACTTTGGAAGGCCAGAAATGCGCAAGAATATGGAGTCTTTTTGTGCCACTTTCGATGATGACAATAATCGCGCCGAATATATCTTGCCAATATTCTCGCCAAGGCAGAGATAGGATGTCCGGCTTTTCATCTTGTCCCCAATTTCTGACCTGTACATTCGGCTCGACGCCGCGGAAAATGACAAAACCCTGCGCTTCACCATCGACCGGCGAAAGGACAATCCCATCGCCGCCGGCGATATCCAAAGCACCGTGTACATGGTCTCTGCGGTTCATCGGCATTGAAAGCGGGCGCAACTCATTGAAATCGGCAGTTATTACGCCACCTTTTATAAGTTCCATCGCTTACTCCTTCCCACGGGGGTTTCTGCGGGATTCGTCAATGTACTTCTCAAGGCGCTGAGCTAATTCATCAATCTGTTTACTGATGTGTTGGAGCTTTGTGTTTACTTCAGCAATAATGACGTCTTTTGCCTTGTCGCTCTCTTCAAGTGTCTTTATTTGTCCATCATGGCAGACCAATTTGTCTTGCATGTCTTTTACCTGTTGCATCGCTGCTCCTTCTTCTTGCGCAGTTTTTTTTTGTGCGCGCAGAAAGGTGATAATCGCAGCCAAAGTTGCAATTGCCCCGAGAATTTGCCCCGTAGCTACAAGGTCAATGGTTAGCATCTTAACCCCCGTTATTTTGCTTTCTTTCTTTTCCCGTGGTAGTTTTTCTGCCCTGGGGCAGCCTTCGCTTTTCGGGCAAGCTCGCCAATCACTCCACCAGGTACGCCTTGCGCCTTTAATTGTGCTGCTCGACCGCCATAGCCCAATTTATTGGACTTCCCATGAAAAGTTCCTGTTTTCTTGATTTTTGCCATAAAATCCTCCTTTTACACCTCCGGTTTCGGCGGCCACTGCGGGTTGCGGAACCAGCCCTCAATATTAGTGATAATATTCATGCTTATACCTCTGCCATAAAGCTAATGCCGCTCAAAGAAAACCATGCATTTGAGCCAGCGTTTGCATAGACATTCCCGTTGCTGGCAATCATTATACTTCCAAAGGCATTGTTCGAATTAGCAGAAAAACTGATACTCTTAGAAGGTCTATATCCCGAAGGAAGCGTGAAAATAGCTTGGCCGATTGTCCCAGATTTTGTCATCCCTCGCAAATGCACAAAACCTAACGCATCCTTCATGTATGCGAGATTATGAAAATTTGCATCGGTGTTTTGCACCCAGTTATTTAAGAATGTTGTTACCTCTTGCCAAGCCTCATTATTCTTGTTAACAAGTGCAGCAATTTTTTGTTCTGTCGTTGTTCCTGCAGCATTGTTTAGGTCTTTCGCAATTTGCGGACTTACACCATAAGTTTGGCTTCCTGCATTGAGGGCATCTATCACCCTAAATGCGACATCAAGTTGCCTTTGAATTCTGTAATGTACTCCATCCCATAAATGGTACGTCCAATTCTTGGCATTAACACCACCAGAGTAGAACAAATCAACGCATGGGGTTTTGTACTCATTCGCCGCATTTTTAAGGGCATCAACATAGTCGTGCAAATATTTCCCAAACGCATTAAGATAATCATCACAAGTGCCGGTTTGAATTACCGAGCCATCTGTACCACGGAATGGGGGAGTAATTAGAATAACTTTGATATTTGGGTACGCCGTAAGAATCTGATTAAGCGAATAACGCAATGCCCCAATATAATAGTTTACGTCATCATCATCGGATGGATTATCAATATTCAATGCTGTAAAATCATTTGTGCCTTGCCAAACCGTAATGTAGTCAATTTTACTCCAATCTATACTGACAAGTCTGTTGTATACTGCTGCCCCGTTTGTAATAATATCTTTGTAGGTATTTTGGAGCGAGAAATTCCCAGAAGCTATCGAAGCAGCCAGCCTATAGAAACAAAACGCATCAAAAGCTGGTGTTGGGTGGTATCCCATCCTCGTTCCCCCGATAGCACAATTATAGGTAGTCGCCCCTGTAATTTTTGCTATACGTGAGGGGTAATCATAAGGTGGGGGAGGGTTTGCAGTGTTTGAATCTCCAAAACAAACAATTTTTTTACCATAGAGTTTGGGGTATTGTAACGTTTCAACGCTAACAATCCTGTCTTGTTCGGCGGCAAGGTCAATTCCACCTTCCAGAGTATCGCCGCTTTTTTGTGTATGCGCCCCAGAAACATTCAATCTTATAGTATTTGCGGCTTTACCAGCTGTTTTTGCAATAAGGTCTACTTCAATGGTGGAGTAATTGCGCGATGCGACTACTACTGGGTTTGCCGCCGATACCGAATAGATAGGTGCTGTCCCGCCATAGTTGTAAATTTCGGGGCTTGTCATGTTTATTGCATAATGCAAGGCTTTATATGATTCATCCTGTGTTGCTCCTATGAGTAACTCTCCATCAGCCCCGGTAAGCGTTGCAACAAAAACATATTGCCGTTCGTTAGCCCCGCCTTTGTCAATCGTTATTGTTGTTCCAACGGAAACGTTATACCCATCACCCAAAATTGCGCCATAGGCATTTTTGCCCGCAGACGCCGCACCGATATGAGTATCAATAAATGCTTTGCCAAGGGTTGTAATACGTTTATAGCTAGTACCATCGGCAATATTATCAAGATTGTCTGCTCCCGTCGCTGGTGATATTGAGTAACCTGCTTCGGTAAGCTTGCTCACAATTCTTGCGCCTGTTGTTGCACCAGTTGCAGCCCCTATTGCATTAGCATCGGCAGCTCCGGCAACGGTTGGTAAAATATTATTATTGTTTATTGCATCAGCTTTTGCGGCTTGGACTCGATGGTACGATGTGCCATCTTTAATGTTATCTATGGTCGTGTCTGCCATATGCATCCCATCCCAGAGGTCGGCATCAAGCCCTGATCCTGCCCCGTCAACGGTTTTCACTTTTGCGAGTAAATCGGCGGCTAAAAGTGAATCTGAATTTGCGAGTTGGAATGGTAAATCGCTCATTGGATAGCTCATGTTCTCCTCCTATGCGGCGTAGAAGCTGATGTCGAACGTGCCGCTCGTCCAGACAAACCGAATGGCTGTTACCCGCGCCGGCATCGTAAATTGCTTGCTTCCAGTAATCTGACCGAGCACGCTAAACCATTTGGCTGTTCCCGCTGCGATTGTGGACGATTTGTTTGTGGTGGCTAGAATTTCCATCTGCCCGCTGCCAGAAGTCATATAGACGCTGATGGTAATACCCTGGAGTCGTGCCGGCATTGTGTATGCCACGTCCGTATTTGTAGAGCTGAGCGAAAGTTCAGTGTTGACTCCCAATACTCCCGATTGTAGCAAATCTGGCGACAAAATGACCATGTTACTCCTCCTTCACTTCGGGCTGTTTCAGTTTCTCAGCCTGCGCTTTTTGAACTTTATCGATTTCCATGATGAGGCTATTGTAAAGGATATTTACTTCCTTAATCGGCCTCGTCCCAAGGTACTGCATGATGTCCAGTACCAATTTAATTGGCAATGTTATTTCATTCATATCTCCTCCTACCATGCTAATGAGATTCCGGCATATGTCGCCGATGAGCCATAGTTGACGGTTATCGTGCCTGCAAGATTATCTTGCACCGTATACAGCATAATCCCAGAACTGCTAATCCGCTCCGCATAAGAACATACCGCGACAATGCTCCCCCTAACGCCGCCATGCAGAAGAATCTTATCTCCTACATTTGGAATTGCAGGCGCGAGCGCGTTATAGAGCTCCCCAAGAGTAAAACTTGCGTTTCTGTGGAATGTTCCAGTCGGAGTTCTGCCGCCTTTCGCCCAGATTCCTCCATTTTTTGCATAGAGGTGCATTAGGGAGACTTCTCCGCCAGAATCGTTTTTTACCCATTCCCATCGGGCATCCGTGGGGAGGTACCCCCCGAAATTTGAAAAGACATCGAGGACTTTCATCACGCCGGAATAGTTATGCAGCGCCTTATCGTTTACAAAATCGTCATAGCCATTGACAGCATGGAGCGAAAGAGTTGCTTCACTATATCCTGATGATTTATCGGGGCTTCGGATTTCAAATATTGAGAAAACATCATTTGGATCCGTATTCCTGACGGTTACTATTTCGTCATTGGAGCCTGGAATATTGTGCGGCCAGAACTCGTAGCGCCCAATGGAATCAGTGCCCATAAGGATTCGCTGGGTTGATTGCGCAGGGATAGTGATTGATACTGACCAGTTGGAATAATCGTCTGCATATTTCGTTATGCCCGCCAGTATTATTTTGCTTCCAGGGTCAACGTAAACGTTCGATACGCCATATGGCCCGAAACTGCCCGACACGCTTGTCCATACTCTTACAGGGATCTTGTTAATAAAAGCATCAATAAGTGATGCAATTGAATAAAATTGAATATAGTTGCTTGAATCAAACGAAGGCCCATTTGGTATGCTGAGCGTAAGCCTTGAAGTATAAAATCTTGTTTGCGCCGTATTTGAAAATACAATCGAACCAGGAACCCAGAGCACAAGATAATATACGGTTACTTGATAGCTGGAGTCTTTTTTTATTTTATATACAGGCCAACCTTGCCATGACCCGCTACATGAATATTCCCCTACTGCAAGACTAGAGAGCGCATCCAAAAGCGAGCCGACATACCAGTGCGTCGCAGTTGGCGTAGAAATGGTTTGCTGTGGGATATTAAAATCTTGCGTTGCAAAGACCCCCGCATTGATACTTCCTGAAACATTCAACGTGCTGGCATCAATTGCCCCTTTGAAATATGCGCTACCGTTTGGTGCTGTTTGGAAAATAATTTGATTATTTGCTTTTGCAAGGATCCCGTTGTCTTTATCTATATAGGTTTCAAAGTCTGTATTTGAGTTAGGGTCCGTGTCTATGGTCAGTTTTTTTGCGGCCAGATTGTCAATATTCGCCTGGACTGCATTTATCACAAAAGCAGAAATAGTATCTATATCGAGATATTCCGCCTTTATTGTGCCTTTGAGGAAAAGTTCATCAGCGTCCACAAGGAATTGGCTCGAAAGAAGTCCTTTCTCCGTGAACGTAGCGGTCATGGAATTGATATCATCCGGTATTGGATTGGCAGTTATCTTGTAGCGATACTCACTCCCACCATACCATTTTACTTGATAAATCTCGTAAATCCTATCAAATACAGCCCTTTCGCTTGAGGAAAGCAGCGAATAAATCGCGTTCTTTCTATCGAGACTCATAGTTTCTGGGAGCGCAACCCGAAGCGCCATGAAAGCCTGGGTATCGCTCCATGTATCAGTGTTTGGATTATAGGTTCTTGCTCGTACCCGTGTGGCGATTTCATCCGATTGCATTACCAATTGGGAATCGAAATAAGCATTTTGGGATGCTTGTTCCTGGACCACAAGCGCAATCTTCTGCTCGGTCATTACAATCGCAGAAGCGTTTTCAATAATCCCCTGGTCGAGCAAGGTAAGAATTTCTTCTTGCGTGAGCCTATCGCCTTCATTCGCAAAATACTGTGCATCAGCCACCAAAAGTTGGATTTGGTTCGCCGTTTGCTGGATGAGCGAAATATCTGCTTCGATAGCCCCCAGTTCGGTATTAAGCTCTGTGTGGGTAACAAAACTTTGGAGGTCATCTTTTGTGGCAACCCATCCTGCCAGTGCAGTCTTATCATCGCTCGATTGGCCTGATATAAGAATTTGGTATCTATCTTTGAGCTGTGTTACTTCAGTATATGCTTTTGTCGGGTGGAATACGTTATTTTCGTCAAAATATCCGCCGTCGGAAACAATCGAAGCAATGCGGTCGGCGTTCTGTACAATAAGGGAGAGATTTATTATTTGGCCGCCAACGTTAAGTTCGGCAAGGATGGAATTTATTGAATCTACATCTTGTTCAACCTGCGATATTCTTGTGCCATAATTGGAATACGATGCTACTGTAGTGCTGATTGAATCAAAATTAATTTCAAGCGCAGCAATGTTTGTTTCGGCCTCGGTAATCCTCTGAACCGCGAGTTTTATCTTTTCTTCACTGAGGACAATGTTTGCATCTTGGTCTATTCGTTCCCGATTAAGCCAATCTACAAGCGCTGATAGTTCATATTGTCCAGTCTCGATCAAATTGAGCTTTGGTATTTGGTTTATTCCGAAAGGATAAAGTTCATTTACCGCGGCGTCATGCTCTTCGAGGAAGCCTGCTTCAAGTTTTGCCCTGCTGATTGCGCCATCGACAAGATCGCCGTTTCTGACTTGCTGGATTTCAGCATTTATCCCATCTGTAATAACATCGGCAATCCCTGCGATTGTTTGTTCTTTCGCGGTATAATAATCATAAAAAGCATTTTTAACTGTTTCTGCATCAATAGGCGTCGAAACTGTCATATCCCATAGAATTCCGCCAGCGCTATTAAGCATTACATCAAGTGCATTATATTTTGCGATATAACCAGAAAGCGGAAGCCCTGTTTCTGATAATCCTTTATCTTTTGCCCTTTGGACGATAAGCGGATATTCGGTCGATATTTCATTCCATTTTTGCTTTAAGGTAACCTTTTCAGTGATATCAACTACGGAATCAGAAATTATCTGATTGATAAAATCATCGAAGTTTGCATTTGCAGTTTGGATATTCGCAAGAGACTTTTTGAGCTCAGTCGCAACCCGAGACAGGTCAGCATTATTTAGTTGACCTATGATTTCAATATTGCCGGTGAATACTTTATCGCCGTCAATTTGTTCCTGATACTCCATTTGCTCCTTCTTACACTGCTACAATGTATACAATTTTCGATTTACTCAATACTCTCTTTGGCCCCATAGTGCCCCCCAATCACCCTTGAATATCACCCTGGAATACTCTTTCAATGCGCTTGTCGGAACTCCGACAAACATGCCTGACGCCTCAAGCATTTTGAGATATGCCCTAAGCCTGGATTCTTCATCTTGAGTCGTCATTGCCGTATATGCACCTTCAAATAATTTTGTTACACCAGGGAATATCTGATCATCGCGATAGAACCTATCTCCGGTTATTGCGCTCTCCACGAATCCCGAAGCAACATTTCCCACGAACGGAATCGTATCGAGAGGTGCCGTTGCCATGCCTGATAGGAATCGCTTTGCTTTCTTCTCTTCATCATCATCTTTGCCTTTCGGCGCGGTAATGAGTGCTATCAAGCCCATAACGGCCATATATCCAAACCATATTGCAAGCGATCTGCCGCGATGCCCATTCTTCCAATCATTCGGCGCATCATGGAAGAGCTGGTTGTAGATAACATTCAATGGCGTCTGGAATTGGAAAAGGAATCGCTGCAATTGTGAATCCATTTTGAATGCCGGAGCAAGATCTTCATGCCGGTAAGTAGGCTGGGTTTCTTGGAGTATTTTATCGGCTTCCTTATATGCAATATCATGGATTTCTTCGGCGGTTTTCCCTGATTCCCGCAATCCCGCAGCTGTCTTGTTATAAACCGCCTCCCATCCAGTAGAGACTGACCACATGTCTGCCCATTCCATGATTGCGCCCATCATTTGCATAGCAATACGTTTTGCCTCTGATGGCTCTGCTTCGATGTATTCTTTTATAAAAGCATCTATTGGATTGATTACTCTATGCCGGATGAAGGCTGAATTTTCTTTTGCGAATGCAAGATTTTTCATAAAAGAGGCAGGATTCAAGTTTTCTACCATCTGTTTAACCATGTATGCACCTGCATATGGGAAGAATGGCGCTGGCGATGTAATAAGCTGGAATACACCTCTGGAAGCACGAAGCCCAAGATATGCAATACCGAGCGCCCCGCGCAATAATTGGAACATTTTTTCTGTGCCTTGTGTCGTTGCATTAAAATCCTTGAAGGCTTTTGGATTCGCAGCTTCTGATATCCACCTATCGATATAATCTATATAAGATTGCCCATGGTATCTTCTGATTTTATCTCTCAGCGTTTCAGCATTCCTGCTCTTGAAAATGCCATTCAATTTAGTGATAAGCGGCGCATATGCGATATAATGTTCTTGCGTTTCCCACGTGCGAAGATAGACCTGGTATGCATCAAGATTGATTGGCGTCTGATGACGATCGCCTATGGCAATCCTTTCAATCGTGGGCTGTTTCCCAACATTGACCATTGCTTTTGCAGCCCTTGCCATAACCTGATCCATAATTTCTTCTGCTGTTGGCTCTTCTCCCGTGCGCATCTTCCGTTCATGTGGATAATATGCATTTTCTTGGACAGGAATTCTATTTTCATATTCATAAGTCGCATCAGCAAGTCTTTGATAGTTATCCCTGCCTTCCTGGATAAGCCATTCTGCCAATGCAATCTCTTGGGGCGTGAGTGTAGAAATCGCTCTTCGTATTGCAGCACGATTTTCTGCCGCTTTTTGATAGAATTCTTCGTCGGGGAGCTTTGCCTTATCATCAATGCTCATCATATTGCCGTATACAATGGCAGCCTCAGTTTTTGGATTCTGTATACCAATGTATAAGGCGATGGCTTCCCATTTTGAAATATGTTGGCTACCAAGATTTACTTTTTCTTTGTATAAAGCATCGCGGTCAAGCCCTAGCTCCTTCATTCTCGTTTCAAATGCGGTTCTTCTTTTGTCGAAAGCATTTTTTTCTCGAGTGAACGCATCTCGGTCTGGCTGTGCAATAGTTTTATAGAATATTCCTTCTTTCCCCCCATCAAGTGCTCGCGTAATACGATGGATCGTGGTGAGCGAAATATCGAAGTTCTTGAATATGCTCTTATCGGCCTGCTGTTGTGCACGGAATTCATCAGTCCCGTACATATATGCAGGGCGTTCTTTACCTGTTTCAATTGCAGTATTGGACATTTCATAACGGATTGCATCTTGCTCGGCTTTCCTTTTTGCCATTCTTTCTTCATATAATATGGCACCATAATCCCGAAGGTCGCTGACCTGCTGATAAAGCTCCTGCAAGTCTTTGATATCCCAAAGATTTAATGGTTTCTTGCCTGGAAGCTCTATAATAACATTCTGATCTTCGGCACTCATTCGTCTGAAGTGCGGGTCAAGCTGCTGCTGCAATTCTTTTATTTGCAATGCAACCTTGAAGTCCACATTTTTTGCCGGAGGACGCATGATTTCTTTCGCGTAGTAGAGCATCAATTCACGCTGCGCCTTCTTTGCACGCTGAACCGATAATTGTTCGCGTAGCTTCTGCCGTGTCTCCTGCACGGCCTTCTGTGCGGCTAGATAAGCAGCATTTCTCAATCCGGATTCTGGCGAAAGAGCTTTTGTCCTATTGTCAATCATTTCAGCAAGTTCTTTTTTATGTGTCTCAAGGTCTAAAAGAAGATCGCCATTCGCCTTGCCCATTTTCTTTTTAGCGCGTTCCGCAAATATTCTCTTATTGATATCGAGTAATTCGCGTTCCATATCAACAAGTCGCTTCTCGGCATATGAGAATCTATCCTGGTATTCTTTAAGTTTATTCTGATTTTTCTGCAATTCTTCGCGTAAAACCTTTGTATTTTTGCTTATTTCTTCAGAGAGTTGCGATAATTGCGCATTTTCTGGAAGTTTTGCCATTGCTTCTTTATATTTCGCTAAGAGGAGGTCAATATTTTCATCCGGCTCATTCGTCGTTATTTCAAAATCCGATGGCCTTGCTTCCGTATTCCCCATCAGTTCATCATATCTGGCCTTCCACTTGCTTGCATTTTTCTCAATCAATGCCAAGGTACGATTCATTGTTGCATCTGAAACAACGCCACCGGTTGCAATCCGATAACTTGTCGCATCGACAACATTCATTGTTTTTCTTGCGACTTTCTTATCGAATAAGTCTGCGCCATTCGCTTCGAGGAATGCTCTTAATTTCTCTGGGTCATTCTTTAATGACCTGATAAAATCTTCCGTACTGATTGCACTTGCTTTCTCTTTCTGCGCTGCCTGCCATGCAGATTTTAATTCCTCCTCATCGCCCTGCTCGCCCTGGTAGGCTTTCTTAAAGTCATCATAGTTATCAAATTCCATCGCCTCTTTGCTTAGATAGAGCGGGTCATTCTCAAATAGGAATGAGTGAGTAATTTTTTTTCTACTGCGCTGTACTTTATAACGAGTATCATCGACTCTTCCGTTGATAACTTTTTCATCATCTACAGATGGGAATAATGATGATTCTGAATAAATGATATCCACAAGATTTACAAATTTCCCGCCCTTTCCAATGGCATCTTCATAATTCTTTGATATAATATCAAAAAATGCTTTCGAGGAAGTTATAGCAAAGCCTGATGAACCGCCGGATTCTCTTATCGCTTGATAAATTTTCTGCGGCTCAGTATATGATATAGGTCTCCATGATATAACGCGTAATTGATTGTCAACTATAATCAATATATTTTTAGCATTGCTACCATGAATGACCGAAGCAGCATATTCTATCGCGGTCTTTGGGTTATGAATTTCTGGCAATTGCTCTGTACTAAGAGAATATCCGCTGGCATTGAATTTTATTTTATCTTGTTTGATTAAATATGCGTTACCACCTAAGTTTTTATTTATGTTGAATACGGTTGCTTCCCCATGGTCTATAATAACATGATAAAGAACGGCATCACCTAATAATTTTTCATATCTTGCTTGTACGCTAACATCTTGAGGAGACGGTGTTACATCCCCCGAAGGATGATTATGCATAAGGATAATATGTTTTGCGCCAAGTCTTGCCATCCTATCCTTTAGATAATATTGGAATCTTGCATTATCTCCAGTTTCAGATGCCGTCGTAAATCCTGGTTGGCCTGACGACAAAGCATTATGTGCGAGTATCTTGCCATCGCTATCGAGATAAATAAGATGGAAAGTTTCTATACTAGAATTCCGGTAAACTTGGAATAAGGTTGCAATGTCTTCAGCTGATGCAATGCGCTGGCCAACAAAACTAACTCGTTTCTGTCCTTTTCGATTCTCAACATATGCAGGATAGCGCACTGTGCCTGCTGGACCGAGAATGTCGGATATATGGGCCTGTCGATAATGCACGACGGGTCTGGGTGCAGCATTTGACGGACTATATTCTGCTTGGCCGTTTTCAAAGAGTTCTCCCTGGTCCATATCCGAGAATAATGACGGTTCGTTCGGATTTTCATCAAAATCAAAGAGCGACTGCTGTATCGGGGCAGCGCCTTCGGTTTTGATAGATAAGCTCTTGTCAGCCTTGTCATAATTTTCTTTGCTCCCATATACTATTTTAAGCGTTTTTTCATCATATTCAATAGGGGCCTCGTTCTTTATCGCTTCTACCATATCACCAATCTGATTAGGTGTTACATCGTAGAGTTCTTTCGCAGTGGTATTTAATTGCCAATCGCCCACATCACCATAAGGAAGTGCTGCTTCAGTATACACATTCTCAATCGCCTGTGTTCTGCTTTTGTACCTTTCGGCATAAACTATTTCGCCATTCTTATAATAATTCAAATCCCATGATTTTGACCCATCCGCTGCCGGAGTAATAGTAAATTTCACATTGGGAATTTTTGGATTCTCGAAAGCAATATTTTTTGTTTTTGCATTCATCAATGCAGCGATCAAAGCCGTATTATTTTTACTGATAAAATCTTGGATTTCTTTATTGAAAAAGTTATCCAAATTCGCAGCGAGCAGTTTCATGAGGTCAAGTGCTTTCAGCATTTGCTCTCGGTATTCTGATTTTTCTATTTCAAGCCCGTATTTTGTTTTTGCATCCTCGAATAGATATTGACCTTCTGGGATTGCTCCACGCATCTGGTCAGTGATAGGAAGCGCATGGACAGTTTCAAGTTTTTTTGTAAACGCACCATCTACATGTATTTTTATATCCTGTACCTGCGCGCCCCATTTTTTGCCATATTTATTCGCAAAGTCTACGAGCATTTTATCATAGAAGCCATACATTCCTTTATTGCCAATATCTAGGTCCAATCCGGATATAGATTTCCATTCTGATGAAGAATGGCTAATAGGAGATGTTTTTGTAATAGAATCGCCTTCTCCATTGATTATTTTCTTTGTTAGTTCTTTTCCTATATATTCTTGTATTGTTTCTGGCGTTGCATGTGGAAGTTCATGGAGCATTTTCTTATTTTTGATAAATTCTACATAATAAGTATTATCATCATTTGCTTTATATTCTATAGAATCTATATATTTGCTGAGGCTATATCTATCACTTTGCTGTTTCCCCGTCGTCCAAGCAAGATAATCATAACCTTGCTCAACCGCATCTTTCAGCATCCGTTTGAATACAAACTCATGCCAGGTCTTTGAGAATGGGGCCGGGGGGACGCCTGACAGGTCCATATCACTATTATATCTATCCAATACTTTTTGCCGTACCTCTTCTTCAGACTTACCCCTGTATATCTGAGCTGGTCCATCATTTATTTTTGCATCCCATATTCCTTCACTTAGTTTTTTGAGTTCAATTTTGGGTGGAGCTAATTCATCTTTATACCCGAATTCTCTGCCTTTCTGATGCCAATCGGATTGGATTTCCTCGATGAATAGGGCATCTTTATCATCAGAAGTAAGACGATCATCTACTCGTGTATGCGCTACTATATTCCCTTCACTCCAATGAGGCGCGCGGAATATAGCATCAATATTTTTATTTACTACGCCGTATGGCTCAAGGTCATTAACCCCTGCGACTGCATAAATAGCATCTCTGAGGTCTAAAAGGTCATTATACTTATCTCTAGCTTTTTCAGCATATTCTGCTTTTTCTTCTGGATTATTTGTATCATGTGCTATTTTATTTAATAATGCATATTCTTCACTTAATTTAGCCGCTTTTGCAAAATATTCTGAAACATCAGCTGGCAAAGTAAACAATATTTCTCTATAATCTTTCCCCCCAGGGAGTGCCCAACTATGATATTTGGTATAATCGTATCCATATTGTAATGATCCATCCATACCATGGCCAATAACTTTTTTACTTTTATCTTCTTTAATTACTTCTTTTATAACTAGTTTATTTGCTTCAATATAATCAAGAGCTTCTTGCGGAGATATTTTTTGGTCCGTGTCAAGAAAATCATCAAGCCCAGTCCACTTTAGTTCTTCCTGCTTTACTCCATTCGCTATTAGAGTATTCAGAATTTGCTTTCCTGGCATTGCGCCTTTAATCTTTTGCTGGACTACTTCTGCTGCCTTATATTTCCATGGTGAAGCATATTGATTTGCAGGTTCATATTTGCCTTTATTTTCAAATAGAGTTTCTGCCTGCTCAGGGGGTGATTCTTCCTTCTTCCATTCAATGCCTTTCTTTTCGAGTAGCCTTCTCGCAGCCTGTGTTGATTCATTATCGGGATTTCCATTGGCGGTTGCTATTAGTTTTTCAATTTTTGACATCTCTCTAATTTCGCCGCTGGCTATCTTTTGCTGGTATTCCTTGCGCAATTCTTCACGTTTTGCCATAATTGCCGCTGAACGTTCGGCTTCTCTATCAACAACCTTTTGCCATTCTTTATCGCTCATGCCTCCTCTATTCTTATGCAGTGATGCATCTCCCATATCATGCTTAGAAGCACCATGCTCTGCCAAATATTGTTCTTCATCAAAATATGATTTTATTTGAGGTGATGTTTCTGGCTGCTTAGCCAAAATCTGACCATTCTGCGCTTGTTCTGCATTCAGCAATTCCCATTCAAGTTGCTCTTCTTCAGTTGCGACGCCTGCTTTGACTTTTGCCTGCAAAACAAGGTCATGATTCGTTGCCCAATTTGAACCTGCCCATTGTGTTGCTTTATATGATAGTTCATCGACAATGCTTTCTGCTGATTTATCAACATTCCCTACGCTATATCCGGCCGCTTCAATAACCTTGCGTCTATCTTCTGCGCTTAATCGTATTGAAGATCGCCATATCGCAAGCTGCTTCGCAATATCCTTTTGAATCTCGGTCGCTGCTTTCCCTATTGCTGTTTGAGTCTCCAAAACCGAAGGCTCATTCTTTTCAATCCCATCAAGCCATGGCTGGCTTGCCTCACTGAGCTTTGAACCTTTGATATAATAAAGAGCATTTGCAATATCATCTGCTTTGAGAGATTTATCTTTGGCAATTTGGATGCCTGCTTTTTGTAAATCTTCATCATCTTTTGCTACTTCTGCGATTGCTCGTGCTTTGTCCCCTGTGAGGATCCCGTTGAGATATAGGCTTTCCAAATCAGGGCCGGCATATGTCCCAATCCAGAAACCATTCTGTCCCGCAGCCTTGCGTAGAAGGCCTCGTCCCTCTGCTCCTTCGTAAGTGTAGGCTCCTCTAAGTCTTTTGAAGTATCGCTCATAATCCTTCTCCGTTCCTTGACCATCTCTGATATTCATTTCGGCATCAAGCTGCGCCATATCTTCAGTCGTATAGCCATCTTTTTCCCGTAATATATCAACAGGAATAGTCGGCTCATTGTTGCGCGTCCAAAGGTCAAGCCTATGCCTTCCAGTTACAATATAATACTGCCCATCATTTGCTTGCCACAATACAATCGGAGCGAACCCAAGATAATTCGGTTTCCCTTGTAATTCTTGCCCTTTTACTACACCTCTTTCGTTTGATCCTTCTTTGAAATTTGGCAATTCTGGATGAAACTTGATATCTGCAACAGGGAATTTATCTTCATGGATAAAATTATATTCGGGCGATAGAGCGGATTGAATAGTTACTTGAGCTTCTGGCGGAACAGTTTTTATCGCATCGACGATTGTTTTACCTTTTTCAGTTTCTTGTGGCTGAATCTCGGCAATAGCATTTGCTGGCGTCTGTACCGATGGCTGCTCGGGGGCTATCTCCGTCGGCGTCAGTGGAGTTGTTTTTTCAATATTCTGTGGTTCAAGTGCTTGCTGCGGCTTTATAATATTCTGTTCATTTGATTCTTTGGTTTGTGGCGCAGCCTGCTCTGGCATAGCCTGCTCTGGCGCAACCTGTTCTAGTGGGACTTCTTCTGGCGGGGTCTGCTCGGGCGCAGCCTGCTCTGACGTAATCTGTTCTATAGGCTTTAATTCCGGCGCAGGCGGCTTATTGAAAAAGTCAGGATTCTCCGCGAGGACAGTATCTTTCGCTTTCTTCAATAATTCAGTGGTAGGATTGAAAATTATCTGGTAATCAGGAAGCGTATCTTTTACATGCTTTAATAGGTCAACCGTCTGCCGCAATGATTCATCGGGATTCTTTTTGATATCGCCAAGCGGTGCTATCGATGAAACACGGATAATCTTATTCTCATCATCTGTGGCGAAAAATCCACGAATGGTTGCCTTTCTTGTTTCCCCTAAATTCTGTGTCGTGCCGCGAATCTCCATAATTCCAGGGGCCGGTTCCAATTCCTTGAAGAATATTTCTGGGCCGTTTGAAGGGGCTGTAGTAACTGGGCTTCCGCCTATCGGGCTTCCGCCTATCGGGCTTCCGCCTATCGGGCTTCCGCCTATCGGGCTTCCGCCTATCGGATTTATTGTTGGCGGAGTAGTTTCACCTGTAGCTTGATTGCCTGGTGCAATAAGTTTTGGCTGAGTCGCATTCGATGGCCTCCATTCAGTTGAAGACCATTCGGTTGATGACCCTTCTGCCGGCCTCCCTTCCATCTTATTTATATATTCTTCACCTGCTTGCTGGATTGCCTCATGCTGCGCAATCTTTGCATTGATATTCGATTCTCTCCACACTGAATATGCAGACGGGATAAGTGCCATTGCAGCCATACTCATTGCGGTGGTTGCCATGGTATTTGCAAGACTTGAAGTAATTTCATCCAAGGTTTTTGGGGCAATAGAGCTACCATCGAGCTTATTCGTAATCTGCTTGGCAGTTTCGGTTGACCATATCTGGAATCCCTCCCGAAGGCCGGCTGCTAGTGTTTGTGATCCAACCGTTTCCCCATAGCGAAGGAAGAATTTGCCCGCAGTTGTATTCACAATCCGCAAAAGAAGCCCCGAACGCTCCGCTGCATCTGGAGCTGATTTCGCCGTGGAGAGAATTGCATCTTTCAATGCCTCAATTTGTGCTCCATTCAATTTAGAGCTAAATGAGCCAAGATATTGCCCCATCATTGCCATTTGGACAACAGTACCAAGACCTTCATAGGCTGTCGCTGCTAATGCGGCTATTTTTGGATTGATTTTTTGGCCTGTCATGGGGTCCTGGAATTCCATCATATCCCTGAACGCAGCGCCGCCTTCCAATTCCCTGGTGTTTGACGCAATCTCAGCCCCCGAAGCTAATTTGCCAGCCAATGTTGCAATGGTAGGTATCAATGAGACAATAGCGCCCCCTACTACCGTTTGCGGCGATGGGACTTGCATCAAACCTGCACCAACCGTTGTAAGAATCTTCGCAACCATCCCTGCGGTAGCGCCTTTCAATAGTGTTTCTGTCCATGAGGGAATTATCTGCGCAGTTGCTTTCAGAATATTTATTGGGAGCGAGCGTTTGATATAATCCTGTGGAGGCATCTCCTTTTCGAGCGTGAGTATAGATTGATAATCAGGGTCTTTCTCTGCTTCTTCCCATGTAGTGTACTGCCCGGAAAGATATTTATTTTTGAGTGAAAAATAGTTCTTGGCAATAGATTGATTCAAAAGCGAGGCTTTATATGCATTTGCCACGGCTTCAAGGCCGGATTTCGGGGATAATGCTTCGCCATAATCATGCTGTAATATCGAATCAAGATTCTGAAACGCCTCATCGAAGGGAATTTGTTTTGCTTGAGAAACATAATATGAGGAATAAAGCCTGTTTTCCATTTCGGAAGGATTATCCGAAAGCTGAATTGCCTGTTTGAAAGTTTCGGCGATATTTTTTGGGATCCATGCCTCAGCTGGCTGCCCAGGATACAGCGGTTCCTTTCCAGCGCCTTTTACCGTTTCTTCATAATATGGGCTTTCTATTGCATATTTGGATAAATCCTGAAGAAGGTCATCGAATGAGAATGGCTTTTTCTTTTTCTCTTCTTCATCGACTGTTCTAAAGGAAGAGAAAAGCTGTCGGTAATAATCTGGCCCTGGCATTATTCCCCCTTATTGTGTTCCTGGACGTGCTTCTAGTATAGGCCCATACGCATGTATCGTTGATTCGTTCGTTGATTGCGAAGAGATTCCCAATAAAGATGTATCTATAGGCCAATACCGCCGAATAATACCGTCATCATCATATTTAGACTGTACTTTAACCCATTTTGTTTTATAATTTCTATTATCCAGCCATGGTACATAAGCATAAACAGAAATAGTATCTGTTTTTGTTTTCTCATTATATTGATGTGTTTCCATGATTGGCAGAGCGTCTTTCCCATAAAGCCCCATATAGAATCGAACGCTTGTAATATTATTGCCTATACCTAATTTATTTAATACTGCTTTATCTTTTACTACAAAGTGAACTTCGCCATTTAAAAAAGTTTCAGCGACTCCATTTTGTCCTTCTTTTAATTGGACACCCATTGGCGACAAAGCCTTATTGATATATTCCAAACTTGCAGCCTTCCATGCCTTGAGTTTCGATTCAAATCCTTTATAAATTGGAAATGCCAAACCATTTTTACCTGCCATAAACATTGTAAAATCACCCTTTTGTGTGCCCTCGACCCATTTTTCTGAAATATCATATTCCCCTTGCTCAAGTCTGAATTTCTGTGGTAATTCAATATCCAATTTACGTTTATTTATAAGGTCTATTAGCTGTTTTTCTTCTTGTGAAGTAAGAATTGGATGGGTTTGTTTGAAATTATCTATATATGTAGTTAAATCTCTCCATTCTTGTTGTGATGAAATACCAGGATTACCTTTTTTTATTTTTTCATATGCAGCATCGACATTAACATATGCTTTTAAATTTTGCGTATCTGGTACCATTTTTGCCAATAATGCCCCAATCTTGCTGAGTGAATGCGTTTTTATAAATAAAGTCCCATTATTATTCATGATTGCTCTAAATGTATCTTCGTTCGCAACGATGGTTTGTTGCTTACCATCAATGGTAAAAGTATATGTTGGAGCCTGTGCTCCTACCGCTGCATTTTTGCGCCATGCAGGATAAACATCAGCTATAAATTCAAGAACTTGCAAATAGCTTTCTGCTGTTTGTACTTCTGCTGCTGTTGGGGCATCTTGCTTTCCATCACTATTAGGTTGCTTAGCCTTTTGGTCCTGTGTTTTTTTTGCATCCAATGCAGCATTAAATGCAATTAACTCCTTGCTATATTCATGATAGGTAGTCGGATCAAGATTTTTAGCATTCTCGGTTTGGAACCAATCATCGCTGATAATATTATTTGGATCATAGCCAGGGAGCCCCAAGAGGCCATTCCACATATTGCGCATTCCATCGCTAAATTCTTTCTTCCCAGGCGCAGCCTTTGCATCGAGGACTTCTTTTGAATTATCGAAAGTTAACTTCTTATTGAGCCAATAATCACGCATCTTGTTATCGGTATCAGTCGCATTCGGGAATAAGTCTTTTACCAATTGCTCAGTGAATATTTCGCCGGTTGGCTTATATCCAGGAATGGTTTGCGCTTTGATATATTCATCGAATGCATCTGATAGCCGTTTATCAATTGTCGCATAATTTGCATTTAGTCTCTTCGCAAGCTGAACATCGGCAGCGTGAATCCATGTATTCGCTGTATTCGGGTCATTGTTATAAATTCCCCAAATATCTTTTACGAATTGGTCATAATTCGATTGCGCTGTTTTTGTATCAGCGTTTGGTAGATTTTGCATGAATGCGCTGAATTTAGCCGAAGCATTATCATTTTTTGTTTTTTGCTCTTTCCGTTGCTGATCTTCGAGCTGCCAACTTCCTCGTGCATGTTCTCGAGATTCAGCCTGGAATGCTTCGTCCTCACGCTGTTTTGCAATCTTGTCAGCATTAAGGTCAATTGTATCAAGCAAATCTTTCAATGCTGCTCTTTTCTCTGGCGTAAGCACCCTGGCATTATCGATAATATTGATTATTTCCTGCTTTTCTGTAGCATCACCAGCACCTTTTGCATATGCATCATTTTTGTAATTTCTAATTGTGCTATTTATTGTATCTTCTGTGGCTGTAATATAGGCATTCGCTCTAACTGTCTTGAGCGCATTCAAGAGTGTTGAATATGTTTGATCCGATAATTGCCCCTTATTTTCATTAAGCCAATCTTCAGTGAGAATATTATCATTTGTAGCACCTTCATAGAGTTTTGCTTGACTCTCATGAAGTTCATTTGCATACTTATCCGCTGCTTCCTCTGACTTAAATATTCCAAGGTGCTCGCCAGTATTGTGATATTCTTCAATCGCTTGCTCATTTGTAAGAACCCTTCCATCTTTTGAAATAGTCGGGATAAGTATATATTGTCCATCTTCTTCAATGGTAATTGACCGAACTGTTGCAATTGAGCCATCTGGCATCTTGACAACCCGACGATGATTCAGGTCAAGGTTCCCACGTTCAATCATCCCATCATATTTTTCAGGACCGAGATTTACAGGGAGATTCTTATTTGGTATTTCAAGCGGCTGCCCGTTTGCAAAATTCAAAAGATTCGCCGCAAGCCAAATGCCTGTTCGTTCTGTTCCCTGCCTATTCGATAGGTCTAGCGCCGATGCTGCTTTTATTTTATCTTCGAATGTTAATTTAGAATCACTGAATATTGTTTCCAGGGTATATTTTGAAGGATTTTTCTTTATCTCGGGAATCAATGTTTTTGTGAGATATTCTGCTGAACCTTTCGATACTGATGCCTGATAAAGTTTTAGATATTCGTTATTCAATGCAGCAAATACTGATGGGTTGGTTATTACTCCTTTCTTCTCTGTAAGTTTAGCCTCAATAGCTGTTAATTTTTCGCTAATATCTTTCCCATCTTCATAGTCTTTTGTGGCGCCGAAAATAAGCCCCATGATTTCCATGCTGGCTTGATCCTGGGCATTTGCTTTATTTCTGTCTTGAGTAGAAAGATATAATGAATAATTCTGAATAAGGTATTTTGAATCCGAAGCAAGCACTTCTTCTGGCTTTGCTGTTCCATTTAAAATTTTTGCTATAAGTTTAGCATTATCATCAGTTTGCGATTTATCTTGTATCTGTTTTTGAGCGGACCAGTACATTTCTTTATATTTAGCTTTTACCGCATCATCGACTTTCATTTCATCAATCATCTGAGGAGTAAGTGTTGGAACATTCGGATCGATTATTTTTCCAAATACGAGCGTTGATAACAAATTATCCGCAGCCTTCGAGAGCTTATTCAAATTATCATTGGGCTGTGTTGCTGCCCAATCATTATAGAGTGTATAGGAATAATTGGTATTTTTGAATTTCAGACTAGAGAGTAAATCAAAATCAATAGGCTTGCCTTCATATAGTGAACCCGTTCTTATTGCATCTTTTATTTTGATAAATTTAGCATATTCATCAGCCCCTACTGGATTCAATTCTTTGAATTGTTCAAAGTAATAGGCTGTCTTGCTTGTAGGATGAGCATTGATATTTTCAATAGTAAAATTATTTGGTTTTCCCTCGAGAGCATTCCCAAGCTCAATATCAAGTATGGCTTGATTCGCTTTATCTTGACTATTTTCCCATACATTGGCATACGACATTAGCCCATTTATATTTTCAGTACCTAATGTAAATGTTTGACCGAGTGCTGTATAGGTTTGGCCTACCAGACCGAGAATTGTTTGTGCCGCCGCACCATAGCCTTTTGTTTTCAATGCGTCAAGAACCTGCGATTTTGCATCATCGACCATGATCTGCTGCCCATATTGTTTGACAATATTCTGTTCCTCGACTGGCGAAATGATATTGAAATTGCGTAAATCCGTGAGCTCGCGCGCCATATAATCCATTTTATCTTTTGTCGTGAGCGTTGAATCATTGAGCATAGTCTCAATTCTCTGCTGCGCTGCCGCAACCATGCTCTTTGACCAATTCTGAAATTGGTAGGCTGAAACTTTTTCATATTGATCGGTAGAAACCTGCTCGACATATTGAAGAAGGTTTTTCCTTGCAAGGGGATTCTGAACTTTCTGTGCATCTTCCATTAACTTATTCTTGAAGTCATTCCATTTGAGCATGTAGCCTGACATCTGCCCTGGAAGGCCGTGATCGGGGTCCTGCAAAAGACTATCATTGAATTCTTTCACCTGCTGCATATATTCGAGAGATTTATTCTTTACAATATTATCAGCATCAACCTTGTAAATTGTCTCACCAAGGTTTTGAATCGACTGGCCGAATTGGCCAAGTGATTCAACAAATGCCCTTGAACCTGCACTCATTCGGTCGCCCCTTTATCATTTTATAAGCCCATAGCCATAGAGCTTACTAAACGTATCTGTTGCTGCCCCAACAGTCCCAAAGAAATCTGCAGCAAACCACCAGCCATTGTAGGTATATTCTTGTTTAACTTTATCAAGCCAATTTGATTCAATAGTTGCTCCAGCATTGATTTGTTCTTTCTGATAGTTATAATATTTCATCAGTGTCGAGCCTTCGTTGTATTGGCCTACTAGCTCATTTGCTTGCCTTCTCGCCTCCAGGATATTCATTGCTCCTTGGCCGGCAGCGAAAGATTGTTTCTTGCCAATGAGGTTTTTCTGCGTGGCAATCTGCTGATTCGCTTGTGATGCAAGGACATCGCTCGAAAGTGTATCTTGTTTTGCGCCTGAAATCCCCTGGCTTAATGCAAGCTGGCCGAGCGTTTGCTGTGCTTCTCCTTGCGTATCCAAAAGCTGCGATTCTGCCGCCATCTGTTCAATATACGTCTGCTGCATATTCGAACCGAATTGACTTATAGAAGAACGCTGAATTTGCCCTGCCTGCTTGATATCTGCTTCTTTCGAGAGCTGAAGTTGATAATCAAGTTTGCCTAATGCTTCGGTTTTCTGTTGCTCAAGTTTTGCTTTTTCGTACTCTACTTTATTGCGTTCTTCTTCGCGCTCTTTTGCTCGACCAACAATCCCAGCACCAGCCGTCGCAATTCCACTGGCGATTGTAAAAATAAGCAATAATGTAACTGGATCCATACTAGCCTCCTACATTCACAATCGGCGCAATCGCCAGCACCGTGAGAGGAAGGCATGATTGCTGAATGGTAATTACCCCTTCAGTATCCCACCCACCCGCCATTTGAATTTCGACATCCCCGGAATAGGGACCGATAATATTTGCATATTGCAGTGCATTTTCGTACCCGCATTGGAATTTGAATGAATCCAATACCTTGACCGAAGCTCTTGGAATTTGCTTATTGCGAAGCGGATTTTCCACTGTCGGCATAGAGCGGAGCTTCGCATCGAGTGCAGTCCCAATAAGGACTGTAGCCCCGTTCGGGACCCCGCTCGGCGCCGCAGCGATTCCGTTTGAAATGATAATATCGTAAATTGTATTGTTATACATGAGTTTTGCTGCACCACTGAGCCAAGATAATCCAGAAACCGCGCCTGAAGCGACTACGACTTCTTTTGCATTATCGAGATGCTTCCCAGAAAACAGGGGGAACATTCTTTCAAGATATCGAGTTCCCGAACGATTGACGGAAATATAGACTTGATCTACTCCGCTTTCTGGAACCACGCATACGCTCTCTACCGTTGCATTTGTAATGGCAACGCGGAAGAATGCCGCAATATTTTGAGAGCGGTCATAGACGCAGCCAATGAGTATGCCCGATGATTGCGCGAACCATATGAAAGGAATCGATGAAGAAGCATAGTCAATCTGAATCACTCCCGTTAAAAGATGGTCGGCAAGAATATCAATACGAGCAGCATTATAGGCTTCGCTTTCGGATGAAACGCCCCTGAATACATACGTGCGCGCTGATTTTCTGTCTGAACCTATGAATACAATAGAATCATTAAACAGCATCGGCTGCACCCTGGCTGACCCATATGCTGTCTGTTTTTTGCAGATAAAATTCGTCGCCGATGCCCCAGAAGGAATTATTCGCTCGCCGCAGGTTGTCCCGACTATGAGGTCATTCCCAGAAGCAAACCAAAGAATGGCTTCGTTGATATCTGATGCGATTGTTTTCTTGAATGCATGAGAAGCAGTAATAATATCTTTCGCATATTCTTTCTCTTCATATTCCGGTATTGAGCGGTCATACCATGAAGAATAGAGAGTTTTAGTGCCATTGCCTGTTACAGTCTTATCCAACGTGATTGAATTTGCTCCAAGCGACTCTATACGCGTGATTATGGTAGGATAATCATACTGAATCCCATCTCCGATTATGGTATCGCCTACTTTCATCACTGCAATATCATCGGCAGAGACATTTGTAATAACCGCGGACCCCGTCGATAGCGTTCCAGTAAATTGATGCATCGGTTCTCGAAGCTCTTTCGCGGTGTTGATTATATGGTCATAGAAAGTGAAATTCCCAAAATCAAATGGCTTTGATGCCCATATCGTTTGCGGTTCATTGTCCGTTGCCGCAAGCCACAATCTGCCGTCATGGATTGCGATTGCTTTCGGATAATTGCCCGACGTCTGAAATGGAATACTGACGGCATAATACAGATTCGCGCCAGAAATTGTTTTTGTCGCCGCATTGGAAAGCATAATATTATCATTATTGATTTGTGAAATCGTAGTGTTTGCAGGGACCCCATCGCCGGAAATTGCCATCCCGATTGAAAGATTCTTCGTTGAGGAAATATTTGCCACGGTAGTTGAGCCGATGGTGAGATTGCCTGTAACCGGCATCGTTGCATTGGACGTTATCGCGAGATCGCTGAAGGTAAATTGGTCTACGCTCGTCATTGAAAGGATTTTTACTTTATCCTGGCCGGAAGCAATGTAAAGATTGCCTGAATCCTGCGCGAACTGCAAACTCCAAACATCTGAATACACTGTAGTAATTGAAAGAGGACTTCCACCCGACATAAGTTGCACGCCATTCTTCCAGAATCGAATTGCGTTCGGCCTGAACTCCAAGATATAGGAAAGCGTATCAGAAATAATGAACGGCACTAGCCGAACTGCGACTGACGCAAGCGTGCCCATATATTCAAACCCTGGACGCATAGTAATGCCACCAGGGAGGAACGGAATGAAATTGGTAAGCTCTAGGCAAGCCTTTGCATATACTTGTAAATCCGGCCTGCCCTTGAGCTTCGGTGAAACTTCCCCAGCCGTGAAATCAGTAATTATGCCCATTCAGAACCCCTCATTCAGAATTGTTACTGTTTTGGCGCATTTGGAAAAAGCCCTGGGAACCATTCATCCCCCCTCATTTGTCCTTGCTGCTTTTCGCGCATGGCTTTTGCTGCCGCCTGCGCCACGATCTGCATAGATGCCTGCGCAAATGCAATCTCATTCTCATGGCTTCCCGTGAGCGGATAGGCGACTGCTGAAGCGATCTGCATAGTGATTGCTTCTGCTAGAAGTGGGTCCCAGCGCGATGGATTCGTTTCATCTGGCACATAGATCAGTACTGCATTGTTGATATCGCAGAAAAGCCAAGTATTCTCAATCTGGAATTCGACTTTCTGGCCGTTCGTATCGGTAACTTCAATCTGATTTATATAATCAGAAGGAAGTGGAAAGTTATACGCATAGCCGGTGAAATTGATATCAGCAAGGCCAGAGAGCACGTCGTACTGGTAGGTCCATGTTACTGTACCATCCGTAACAGTGCCGGAAGTAGGCCAAGTAACAGACCCTGACCCTGTTGTCCCTGCCACGGTGCATTTGTAGACCGAGTAGATTGTAGAATGCAAGCCAAGCACTAAATCCCCAAGCAAATAGGCTGTGCTTTCTGCTCGAAGTTGCGATGCAAGCTGTTTCCTGCGTTGCACGCACGTCCACGGCGCAAGCCGCAAAATCTGCTGACGGGAAGTCGAATAAAATCGTTTTGCAAGCGTTGTAGGTAACCCTGTGCTTGTCGCGTTGGCAATTGTACCATCGGAGCTTGTTATTTCCTCGAGAACGTGATTTTTCGCCAGCGCACGATTCATTATATCGACTTCTGTCGTTGGCATATTTCCTCCTTAAAAGGGCAGAGGGATTGCTCCCCCTGCCTTGCCTTAGAATTCTTCCCAGTTTTCAAACTGGAAGTTTGCTGGAATCTGGGTAGGCCCAGTGAACTCGACAGTGGAAACAATACCACTTCCGCGTTCTTTTACAGTATCCTCGCCAGTCCAAAGTGTTCCGTTCCAATAGCAAGTGCGAAGGCATCGAAATCGCCTGGTTTCCTTTTCGGGAACCGTTAAATCTTTCTTTGCCATCCCTTCCTCCTAGTACCGCGCCCTGAGCGCTGCGGTGATTTTGCCTGCCGTAAAAGCAGTTGATGCCTTCACGGCAAGGTTTACGCGCAGATACCGACTGAGTCCAGTCGGCAATGGAATTTCAAGTACCTTCCCCTTCGCCAGCGCAGAAGCCGCCAATTCGCCGGTGTTGATTGGGGCATCGCTGAAGGTGGAATTGTCGGCCGAGTGCTGAAGCTTGATTGTCAGTGTTGCTCCGTTTGAAGTTGTTGCCGCTTCATTGGCCCAGACTTCCAGTACAATCGGTTCTACATCGCCGACTTTTGCAGCGAGCGTATCGATTACGTCCCCAGTGGCGCTTCCGCCAGTGAGTGCGTATTTGTTGAAGAAAACGTTCTTTACATGAAACATGGTTTTCGCTCCTTTATCCCTTAGGATATTCCTTAAGATACGAGCGATTCCGTGGACAGGATGGTATCCTGCCTGCGGAACCGAATCTCACCAAGCATCGTAGTCGGTCTGCCCCATGGGTCATCTTTGGTTGATGTGTAAAGGCTGCGCGTGATGACGGTGTATTCCTCAAGAATAGTCAGTACATCAGCGTTCATGTAGGCCACGACAGTCCCATTGCCCTTCGGCAATTTGTTCTTTGCCTGGATGAGCTTCGCCAAGATTGCTTCGGCATTCGTGCTGCTCATATCTGTGGGGTTAATGTTGCAGATTCGCTTGATTGCCATGGGATGCCGAACCGTGATGCCAAAATGTGTTTTGTAGAACGTCCGATACATCGGCAATGTTCCAAGGGAACCATCCGCCTTCTGCACGGTAACATCCTGCTTGCCACGCCATTCTGCAGAAACGCCCAAGCCACCTACACCGCGCGGATAAATGAGCTTTGCTTTGTCCTCGGCCCATTTCACGAGAATGATGGAGGTGAAGTTCGATCCACTTGTTTCAACCTTGAATACCGACTGATTGTCTGCGACTGCGGGGAATCGAGCATAGATGCCATCGATATACTCAAGGCCATCGTACCGGCGAGCATAGAGGAGGTCCTGCGCCTGTGTCTGCCCAAGGCCTTCCAGGAATGCCTTGTCCTCGGAATCGATGAATGCCTGTTTATCCGGTGAGTGGTCCGCCATGTCCGCATCGATGTCAGAATAGGCTTCGAGCATTTCAATTCCATCTTCGATCTGCCTGGTCGCAGATGCTTCCGCGGCGATCGGAGCGCCATAAATCCTACGCGTACCAACGGGTAAGGTTGCCCGCTGAACTGTCCTGTTAACCGTTCCATCGGACGCCTCCCCGATAACGCCATCGAGCAGCAATTCATTTGTTTCAGAAAGCGACTCGATGATGAAAATTGTATTCTTATCCCCGAAACGTTTTGCCATTTCAATGGGGGTAAGCGTATCATTGAGCGATAGAGTTGCCATATTGGTCTCCCGCGCTCAAGGTTTATTGAAAGCCGGTCAAGGGTTACCACCCTAGTCAAGGGTTATAGCCCTCAAGCCAAGATTTTATAATCCTGGCCTATCGATCCCCGTTACTGGTTTCGCCTGCCCAATGGGTCCGCCTCCGCCAATTGTGTCCTCAGTAATCGAAAGCCCTACTCGGTGCATAAACTTGATGAATTCAGGGTTTGCCCAGAAATCACCTTCCTTCGCTGCCTTCATGAAGCCTTCAGAACCAAAGGCATCCACTGCACGTTTAACAATCTCATCATTGCGAGCAAAGTCTTTGCCCCATTCGGTTTTTAATGCATTGATTGTAGAAGCGTATCGTTCAGCCCTGGATTTTTCAGCTCTCTGCGCGCTCTGAGTAAGAAGCTGGACCGCATTGTCATTTGCCCGTTTCCACAATTCAGCCGCTTGTTTCTGTGTCAGTTTCAAGTCAAAGGCGAGCTGCTTCGTGGCCTCGAGCTGCTTCGGATCGATATTGACCCGCTTATCAACCTCGAGCTTGTAATCTTCAGGTTTTTCAGGCACGCCCAGTTTTTTGTAAAACTCTGCGGCCTTCGGGGATGCATCATCTTCCGGCAGCTCTACCATCTTGCCTAGTTTACTCTCGGCCTCGATTGCTGCCTTCGTAAGTTCATCCCATGATTTGAATTTGCTCACGAATTGCAGAATCTTCTCATCAGACCTCGACTCTTTTGGCAAGGCGGAGGCAAAGCCTGGCAGTTGCGGTGTCGCCTGCGCTCCATCGCCCTGTGCCTGTGCTGCATCCTTCCCCGTAGACTGCGACGCAGCCTCGGGATTGCTGGGAGAAATTACAAGACCGTCGAGAAATCCAGCCTCTTTCTCTCCTGCGTCCGCTACCTGGGTGGGGTTGTCTTTTTCAAGGCCCGCACTCGGTTCATTTGTTTCTGGCATGTGTATGCCCTCCTTTTATTTCGCGCTTGCGAGTATCGTGGATATCAAATCCAAAAGCCCGTTCGCGTCATTTAACCCGATCCGTTCCCGAATCAGGAAAATTGCATAATTCCGTAAAGCAGTTCTATCTTCGCCCTGTGAAGCCGCGAGAAATCCAAGATCGCTCAGGATTGAGAAAAAAACCTTCTTGCCCTCCGGCGTAGAAAAAACCTTTCGGTACATCATTCTGAGCTCTCGTTCCTTCCTTGCTTCTTCCTCTTTCGCGTCATCCATTCGAGCCCCCTACTATCTTACCGGCCTGTTCCAAAGGGCTTCCAGGCTGTGGTGCCTTACCGAGCTTGTCGGCATTGTTCAAAAGATTCTGCTGCTGAATGAGCGCTATTTGCTGCTGCTGTTGCTGCGCCATCGCTGCAGCTCTCTGTTGCCGCAGTTTCTCGACATCCTCTTTCTCGCGGATCACGGTTGCCGGAGCTCCAATGCTCTCCAAGCTCTCCCTGGTGAGTGCGTCAAAGTCCACGTTGTCGAGCGCATCAGGCTTAATTTGCGCCAAGGGAGCGATATAGTTGAAAGCCTGGTTAAGTCCATCACTCTTGTAGTATCTTCGCTGCATCTGCGACAGTCGACCAAGGAATTCGACCTTAAGGTACTTCTGTTCACGCATTGCATCGATAATCGCCCTAGGGGGGTCAGGGAAAACACGCGCGCGCATCAAGATATTAAAGGACCTCCGAACGGCGGGCTGCAACGCTTCGAGCTCGAAACGGCCTACGGTTGACCCTAGAATTGCCACACGCTCGCCTGCCATCTCAATCACCTCTGTCGCAGTACGCTGTCGGGCTTCGAGCTCTTCAAGCATTTGGTAAACAGGAACGTTAAAGTGCGCATCGATAGCTGCCTCAATCTTCTCCTCGTTGTCAACCGTGATGGGATAATTTGCACCAAGAGGAACAGGTTCAACCCGCTGCTGCGGTCCCGTCATGTAGATATGGTACCCTGGTATTACAAAATCTGACCCTTCGAGTGCCGCATCCACCATCATCGGGGGGTCTGCAATCAGGTTGCCCAATGCAATCCGAGACCGCACCATTTGATTAGCAATGTAATTATCGTCTATCACGTCAAAGCCTGGCCCTCGCCCATAGACTTCGCCGGCCGATTTATCGTAGCGCCAGATTAAATATGGCATCTCCCAATAGCCGCCGACATCGATAATGTGCTCATTATGGGGGTCATACGCGATGACGATAAACGGGAACTTGTTTGATACCGGCCTTGAGGCATATTGCAAGTAGCGCTTGTCCATCGGCATGACAATACGCAGAATTGTCGTCGACGCAAACGGCGTGCGCTGCACGAATTGCTGCCAGGAAGGATGAAGGCGTTCTACGCCATACCGCTCCGCGAATGACCGGTAGGATTGGTACACCTCTTCAACGACGGTATCGACTTGCTGATAGGATCCTTCAGCCATCCACACGGCTTTCGGGTGCGGGCAGCGATACGCAATTTTGTGCGCAGTGATATCCTCTTCGCAATAAACAATTCCGGTCCCCATCGCCATGGCATCTTGAATTGCCTCGGCCAGGGTCTCGTAGAATCCTGCACGGGAGAAGTGCGCCAAAAGCTCACGCTGACAGAATTCCAGCCAGTCCTGCACCATATACTGCCCCATCAGGCTTTGATCCTCAAAGGTGAGCATCATCCAGTCGGACCGGCGGTCGGCAGTGTAGCCCTGGAAGCCGGAGGAAGCAATTTTCAACGCACGCTTTGCACGGGTGGAATATTTCTGCGGTGGCCGAGGGGAAGCGTTTTGATTCTCAGGCTTATAAACAAGTCGGCGATCATAGAATGCATTGGTGATTTCTGACCATACCGACTCGTACGGTTTTCGGTCCGCTTTCAGGACCTGGACCATTTGGGAAAGCTCTTGAACAAGCGTATCATCAACCATCACTTCAACCCTGGCCTCTGCACTTGCGGCTCATACTCAGGCGACTTCTTCTGCGTGCGCTTTTCGATAATCGCCTGCAGGAGTTCTTCGGGATCCGCGCTTGGCATTTGGATTCCCTCGGACTTCGCGAGCATCTGGATTGCTTCTTCGCGGCTCATCCCTTTTGCCTCGTAGCCCTGCAAGAGTTCGTCCACGGCCGCCTGCTCAGGGAGGTACTCCTGCTCACCAGTATCAGTTTGCCTCGATGCGAAGCCAGGGATATCCGACTGCTGCGGAGTCTCATTGTTTGCGGTCGCTGCTATACGGTCCAGGAATGCCTGCTCTCTATCGCCAACCGGCTTCTCAGCTTTCTTTTTTGCCATCGAAAGCCCCCTATCTATCGTATGACCTACATTGCAAATTGGATTTACTCAAGTACCCTGCACGCCATGCGCACAAATCTGCAAAAGAAAGTGCAAATTCTGCAAGTTTTCTCAAAAATTCTCAATACAATCAGTTCCCCCTTATGAGAAAAATGAGAATCATCTGTTAGTTTTAGTTAGCGGGCACTTTCCCGATACTTTTACATTTCTTAGACAATTCTTAGCCATACTTTTACAAAACTTATCCGATACTTTTACCTTCGCGCGCCTTACTACACAAATGTTAGCGTATTCTTTTACAAATATTTTACAAATATTTTACTTTTCTTATCCCATCTATTGCAAACCAAATCGCTTTGCATTACCTTATAGGTAGAAAGCCTGCGGGCGACAGAAGGGCGCCGGGGCTAGGAGGTAAATCATGGAAGATTTTATTAAGTCGTTAACTGCCGAAGAACGGCAAGTGCTGGGCCGGTATCTTATTAATTCCATTGCGGAGCGTCATAGTTTTGACTCCGCATTGCAGGAAGCTATCGGGAATCTGCTCCTCGATAGCTTGCCAAGCTGGGAAGGCGAGGGGTTCAATGATTACATAGCTCGCACTGCCCAGCAAGTTATTGAGGGCGTCTATGAAAGCATAGATGAGATAAAAAAGGAATTCGATGGTCTGGTGAAAGAATTCAACGATGCGGCACGCCAGGGAAACCAGGAAGAGAATCTGCGGGCGACAGAAGGGCGCCGGGGCTAGGAGGTAAGAGATGAAGCATGTGATACTTCCATCAGCTTGGCGGTGGGACACCGAAAAGTTCCCCCGCTACTTTGCTGAACTGGTTTTCGGGCGGCATTGCCATGACTCCGCAATGCTGCCCGTGATGGGTGGGCTTGCACCTGGAGAGGAGAAGGAAGGCCTGAAGGGAACTCTTCCGGAAGGGAAGTTCCAGGTCATTAAAGCAAAAGAAAAGGGGACAGTTCTGATAGTCCCCGGAACCGACAGCACCAACAGGGTGCTGCTAATGGCAGGTGGTGGAGGTGGCTTCCGAGGCAGTATTGGCCTCGACAAGGGGGCCACGACAGCTAAGATCATCGCCTGGGCGGATGCGGGCAATGCCCTTGATTCGGGGTGTGCATTTGCTGCCATCCTCGAACCTGGGCAGCAGGTTATTTTAATTGGCGACGGACGGGACGGATCGTTCGTCGTCCAGTTCCTTTTTGACGGGGAAACCGTCAAGAAGGAGCGTTTCACTCCAAAAGAATGGAGCTTCGTAAGTGGCTCCAATCCCAATGACAGCGGGGAGGTATTGTAATGGTATTTTGGAATATCGGGGTCGACAAACCGATCGCACCGACTGAAGCAATGCCCCCAATGCCGGCAATCCCGGCTGGGGATGTCCTTATCATCGGCGGCCGGGCGCCCACGTGGCGCTTCGGCATGGCGCTGCACGCGGCACACGGGAGTGCCGCGGCAGTAGTGGCATTCTTTGACCCCAGGCTGGGCGGCGGCGTTGTCGTTGCCTCACACAAACCTGGGATTAGTGAGGGGCAGATCCTGCCCTGCGAATGGCAGGACTAACGGCGGCTGGTGCGCAGGGCGGGTTCGATTCCCGCTCCGCCGTATAGCCCGCGGGCGCGATAAGGCGCCGGGGCAGGGAGGTAGTTATGAAATACAGAGTGGTGGTGAAGAAAATCGGAGCCAAGAGTGCAGAATATATCGACGTTGAGGCTAAAAACCTCAACGTAGCAAAACGTCTTGCTGGGAAAATACTAGTCCAGAAATACTGTAGCGTCAAAGAAAAAGAAGATATGATAGTATGGGTATGGGAAGGCCATACTAGATACGAGCGGGAAATCTATATCCCGTTCGGCAGGTCCGAGCCCAAGGTTACACGGTGGTCAGGGCCGTGCCAGATTATTACACTATAAGGAGGTGCAAATGGATGAAGAAAGAGAAGCGCGGCGTGAAGCCGCGAAGATTCTTGGCAAGGCCGGCGGATCAGTGAGGTCTGAAAAGAAGGCCGCCGCCGTCCGCAAGAACGGGCGGAAGGGCGGCCGACCGCCGAAACGGCAGTATTACTTTTTTAGCGGGGAGGGGGAGTATGGCGGCTGGTGCTCCAAATTCTGTACCCTCACTCAAGCCCGGATGTTCGCCAATGATCTCCGGGCCGGCGGGGACCGCTGGGCCTCAATTTGGGAGGCGGAGCGTACCCGCGACGACTGGGTTGTATTGCATAATATAAATAACAACGATATGAGGGAGGTGCCCCTCAGAGTCATCACGTATCTATAGTCTTTAATCAGCCCTGCAAGCGGCAGTTAAGCCGAAGCAGGGCTTTTTATTGCTTCAGCCCATATGTCAGTGGATTATAGTTTACTGGCTTAGAAATTATTTTAGTCTTGCGTAATAGTTTACGCGGATATTTCACGAAATCGCTCATCAAAGCATACCTTGTTTCATCATACGCATGATCTTCGCTTTCAGTATCGATATCTTCAGGGTTGTATCGGTCCGCTGAGATATACGGTACGGTGCGCAGCCAATCGCTGCATCTTTCTGAAATTAAAAACATACCCTTCCCATCGGGGCCAACAGCGTGCAATGCATCGTGCAGCGCCTGGAGCCCATTGATCCGGTCATTATTCCCAGGAACCATTTCAAAGCCAACATCCTCAAAGGTTTCAGCCACACTCCTGCCTTCGCCCGACTTCGCCCAACATGCGGGATCAGCAACCATCACCCGGACCGTTTCATTGACAGACATTTCCCAGGCTTTTTGCGCGACTGCCTGCGCATCCATCCGTAAACCTTCATTCGGCCTGCCGGTACAGCCGTACCACTCCTTGTACCGGATTACTCTCCCATCCTCATTGACTGCGTACCAACCGATTGAGAAAGGTTTCGCATAGCCCCAGTCCATCGCTGCGAAGCGATACCATGAGAGGTCAAGATTCGGGCGCGGAATTACGTGGCGCTCTCGCGAAAACTCCTCAAGGACCTGCCCGACAATGACATCCCAATCGCCCCAGCGCAGCGCCTTTACGAGATGTGGTTGAAAGCCCATGAGGCGCTTTTCGTAGTCAGGGTCCTTTTGGATGAGTACAAAATTATCTTCGAGCCGAGAGGGGATAAACATTCGCGAAAGTCCAGTTTGTGGGTCAATATACAGTTTGTACGGAGGTGCAACATCAATAAAGCGATGCTTGACCCATATATGCCCAGGCCGGCCAGGGTTGCCGGTTGCCCGTATTCGGCAAGGTGCTCCGAATGCAGAACGACAAAGACCAATCATGAATTCGTACGACTCAGGTGTAGGATATTCCGTGAGCTCATCGAAAGCTATCCAAGGATACTGATGCCCTTGGTAACCGCCTACGTCAAGCATACCGGACAAATTGCGCAATCGAAGGGTTGCGTAGCCAGGGAATCGCGAATTGCGTGCAGCGGGGATATACCATGTTTTTTGATCGCCGCCCTTATAATATGCTCCCTTAATTTTACCAAAAATCTGCGCGGATCGGTCGATAATCTCTTCCAGTTCTTTGTAGGTCCTGCGGAAAAGAATGCCTCGCCAGGCTTCGCCCCATTCCGGCGCATCCTGGAGAAAATCACCGAGCAGAAAATCGGTTTTCCCGCCACCTTTTGCACCACCGAAGAAAAGCTCAAATGCAGGGCTTTTTATTGCTTCGGCTTGTCGGGGCTGGGGCATCCATATATCTTCTGCATCTTCTGTTCGTAGTATTTGTCCCATTCTTCTGGTGTCATCCTTTGTATCACAACAAATTGATACGCTTTCTGCGTACCTACTTCAACATTCACCTGCGAACCTTGCTGGATAAGTTTGAGATACTTTGCAAGAGATTCGAGCGCTGCCTGGCGGTCTGCAAGTTTCACTTTTATAATTTTGTCGCCTTCTTTGGTATATGAGCATTCAATACCATCAATCGCATACGAAAGCCCCATTTCCGAGAGCTCTTCCATGGTATGCTTAAGATTCCCTGCTTCGTTGATTATATCGGCAGGGTCATAGAATGCCCGAACCGTCATTTTCTGCACCACCTTCGCCGAAAGAATTGCTTTGTCCTCGTCCAGTTGTTTTGTAAGATATCCGGCAAAATATTCTTGAAAACGAGGATTCGCCAATAGCTTTGCAGCATTCACCTTCGCAGCATTCTTTTTCGCAGGGTAAACCTTCGCATACGCATCGAGAGCGCTCCTGAACCCGCTTAAGAGGTATTCTTTGGCAAATTCCTTCCATCGCAGCGGAATTCGTTTCTTGCGCCATTGCAATTGATCGTTTTCAATCGCGCTCATAAATTTTCACCTTCTCACCGCGCTCGCTAATTGATATCGGGTCTTTGCCTTGCCGCCTATGGAAAATATGCATCTTTACGGTTTCATATTCAATCCCCAAGGCATCAGCGATATCTTGCATAGTGCGAAAGTTTTTTTCTCGACTCGACGCGTAGACTACTTTATACACCTTTGTGATCCTTTTCAGATAGCATGATAGCTTCTACGAGAATTGCCGCATGATGTATGAGTTCCTCTTTGGTGTAAAAATTACTTTTCTCTTTTGCAAACAGCCTTTCAGATTGCGACAAAGCATTTTCGCGTTCCTGGTTAATCTCGGCATAAACCTTCATCACACTCATATAAGCCTCCTACGTGCAAATTCGCATATCTTGGTGGTCATACATTGTTCGCACATATGCGCGGAGTTTTGCTCTTTCCTGCTTGTCCACCTCATACCTCCTCTTGAATCTCCTGCTTTGCGTAAATTGAAGGGCTATGCGCCCCGATAGACAATGGCGCACTGAATTGCATCAGCTTCCCAGGATTATCACGATACCCTAGCAATCTAGGCGGCAGGTGTACTACCGGATCGCCGGTAACTTTTATATTTATAATTTCTATATTTGCTGCAATTCTAGGTTTTTTAATCCAGGCTATTCGTGGAGCCGCGAATGTAATAATTTTGACCGGCGCTCGTATTAAATCGCAAATTTCCGCTGCCGCAATAAGCGCGAATGCCCCACCACAAGAATATCCGCTTATGATTGCAGGCAAATCCAATCTAAAACCTATATCGTTGAACGCATGATAAAATGCTTTATAGTAACCACCATGATACCAAGAATGAGGCCAGATATTAAAATCCATTTGCCAGTCTGCTACCTCAGCCGAACCCTGGAAGTCAATATACTTTACCCTATCAATTATCTGTGAGCGGAACGTAACCCGCCCGCCATCCGCCTGTTGCCAGCCGTCCGGACGCATCAGCCGCGCCCAGGCATCTTGAATTTCTTGTGCTGTTATCATTGCATCTCCTTTACAAGCCAAACCCGATAATGCCGTCCCTTTATAACGAGTTCCCTTGGCTCTTTTGTGAGTTTTGCGAATCTATCAAGCGCTGTTCCCAGCCATTCGGCGGCCTCAACTGTACCGTGAAATTGCTCAATGCCCCCGGCCCATTGGATGCAAATTATCGATGGCTTATGCCCGCCATGATGCCCGCTTAGTGCTTCCCGCCTCGGTTTTGATCTGGCATTGGTTAAAAGCCGCCACACGGCATCATCACGGGACGGATCCCATGGAGCGATAGCTTCAGACATTGCCAACCTCCTCTATTTGTCTCCTGCACCACAAAACGCCAAATAATGAAATGCAATGATATTTTTTGCCGTTTATCGTTTTTATAACTGGCATGGGGATAAAAAATGCCCGTAATCCAGACTTTATTCGTCTTATGGCAAATTCATCGGGCACAATAATCATTCCCTTACCTCCTCATTCCAGCATTGCCCACATGTTACCCCCCGACATCCAATTGTTTCCCTATCTTTCATTTGCTCTGTTTCTGTATCAAGTTCAGGCCACATAACATCAAAGCCTCCGGGGCACGTTTTTTTTATAATTTCATTTTTAGAAAAACATTCTGCTAATATGGGATAATTTTTAAATAATACTTCGATTCGTGTCATTATACGCCTCCTGATTCCAGCACTCTCCACAAGTGATCCCTCGGCAACCAATAGTATTCCCTTCGCTGTCATGGGCGATTGTCTTCTCGTCGTAGACAGGCTCACCCCAATCGAGGATATCCCCTGGGCATATCGCTTTTATTATTGTAGCCTTCGTCTCTTCGTAGTTGTCCTGCCAGTAAGCACACCCAATGTTATCCAGGGCATAGTCCAATCTTGTAACGGGGAATCCATTGGCATCGTTATCATCTACCTCCTTCTCACATGCTTCATCAAATTTGGCCTGCCCGTATGCCTGCCATTCCTCACGGGTCATCTGCGCCACACGGTAGCGGGTCTTCGCATGGCTCTCATCGAGCTCCGGCGGCGGAAATGAGAAAAACACTTTCAGCCTTGAGAAAAACTCATGGAACCAAGATTGCTTGTTAAAAATTGCCGGATTTTTTGTTATCATTTTTGCGCCCCCTTTTTCCAGATTTCACTTTTCCCTCACTTATTTTTATTTCCTCGTCTAATGGCGATTGTGGTGATTCCCAGTCCACGGCTTCCTGTGCTAGCGACTCAACTTCTTTAAGTACAGCTCGGAATTTTACTTCTTCCTTGTTCATTTCCCTTTCCTCCTATGCATAGATTCCAAAGCCTCATCGAGGCTCTTTTCTACCTTCGACCAGTCGATCCCCTTCTCCCATTCCACGAAATCTCGCGCTTCATCGAGCGCTTCGTGCTCAATAATTTCTTTCTCAGGCGGATCGGGATTATCCCATAAGCCGCAATCAGTCCGCATAGCCATCCTCCTCGTTTGTTATTAAATCCTGCTGATAAAAAGCCTCTTCGCTTGTAACGCGTTCTCGGATTAGTGTCGCATAATCTTCAGCATTCAGCTCGCATAAAACAGCTTTTCTCCGAAGCGATATTGCTACAGCTCCCGTTGTCCCCGATCCTGCAAACGGGTCAAGTATAATATCCCCGCGTCTTGAACCTGCAAGAATACAAAGCCTCGGAATTTCTGAAGGAAATACTGCAAAATGAGCACCATTGTACGGTTTGGTCTTGATTGCCCAAACATCGCGCCTGTTACGTACAAATGGCACTTCATAATAATCTTTCTTAGCATTATCAGTAGGCTCAATCCCTGCACCATTTGCTTGCCCTTTAGAAAATGATTTTGAACCCAGTTTCACTTTAATTTTATTTTGTTTGCTGTCATAGCCATACAATCTATCTCTTACTACGCCTGCCGGTCTATTTTCATATGTTGTCGATGGTTCAGCTATTGCATCTGCATCATAGTAGTAGTGTGCAGACTTCGAGAGCAAGAAAATATATTCGTGGCTTTTTGTGCATCTATCTTTCACGCTCTCCGGCAATGGATTAGGCTTTGCCCAAATGATATCTTGTCGCAGATACCAGCCATCATCACGCAGTGCGAAGGCAAGCATCCATGGAATACCGATTAAATCCTTTGGCTTTAAGCCTATTTTTGTTTGCCCTCTGCCACTTCCAGCATAGCTATCCCCTATATTCACCCATAGGGTGCCATCATCTTTTAAAACCCTTTTTACTTCATGGAAAACTTCAACCAACCTCGCTATGTATTCGTCCGGCGTTTTTTCAAGTCCTATCTGCCCTTCAACACCATAATCACGAAGGCCGTAGTAAGGGGGCGACGTGATGCACATCTGCGCAGATTTGTCCGGCATCGTTTTGAGCGATTCAAGCGCATCGCCAAGGTATATTGTTGCATCACCCATATGCTCAACTATCATGGTTTATCCCTCTTTTTCGCCAATCTTCCCAATTGAATTGCAGCAGCACGCCGCCTTCCGTCAGCCGGCTCATTACATCGCCGGACAGGAAGTTTTCCAAACAATCAGGGCATCCCCC